AAACATTCTCAGAAACCCAACGGTTGCTAAAAATGCTTTGTGTCGCCGAATTTGCTATTTCGAATTTAAGTCTATGTTGCTCTAAGTCTTGCATTTGTGCTATTTTTGACGGATTATTTAAAGACAGTTTAAAATTAACTAAATCTTGCCCTCTATACCCAAGAGTATAAAGATGAATTATGGCCATCTTTTCTAATTCTGAAATAATAGTACGTTGCAAGCGCTGCACTGTTCTAGCGAAGCGTATATCTTTCTGTGAGAGAGTTGTCTTGTCCTCAGATGCGTTTTCATCCCTTGCTAAGTAAGACGCTGGGATCTTTATGGCTGAAAAGATTTTATCCCGTAGATATTTAACATCCTCAATATCATTGGCTCTAGCTTGTCCGCCAAGATTTTCAATTTTAGTCCCTGAAGCGCCGCCACGAACTGGAATATAAAAATCCTCTTCAATTGAAGCCGGGTTATATCTTAAGTCAACTCGCCCAGTGGTATCATCTACCAATTGGTGTCTTTTCATCTGCGTCATGGCTGATTGCATAAACTGTTCCACATCCTCTGGTGGGATTCCGCCGATGTCAATATAGAATACTCTTCTATCTGGCGCTCTGACAATTCGGTATGCCATCATAGCATCTTCCATCATTGTTAATTGTCGCCAAATTCGGCGGGCTGGGTCTAATACTGATGTACCGTAAGGAGCGAATTTGTCGTTTCCTAAAACTCTAAAGTGGGCAACTTGCCAGTTTTCAAGTGTTATGCCTCCAGAGTTCCATTGATACTGAACATAATTTGGATTTGTTGGGTCTTGACCCTCCATCCTTTCTACTTCTCTCGCTGGTAGTCCTATTACAGACTTAATGCCCTTATCCTCGTCTATGTCTAAATACAAAAAGTAATCTCCGTATTTACACAAGGTTCTTGCCCAACCAAACAAGTTAGAGTCAATATTCAATACTTGATAGAAAAAACTCTCCAATATTAACCTAATTTCCTCATTAAAACACTTTACATTTAAAACCTTTTCAAAAGAAGTGTGGGTTGTAATTTCGTCTGCGTAAATATCAAGCGCAGAAGCTAACTCAGGAGTGTACTCCATCTGGTCGAAATCAACATACCTTTCAGCCCTGCTGTTCTCTTGACTTTGACCCCCTAAAAGATTTTCATAGGGATTGTAGCTTCTTTTCTTAAAAGCTAGCCCTTGAGCACTCTTAAAATTCTTTGCGTATTTATCTAAACGGCGTCTGCTAAACTGTCGAACTTGTTGCTGATTGTAATTAACAACAGGCCCGGAAAAGAGTCTTGTGAGTCTCTTAAACAAAGAACTTTCAGGATTTCTTGGGTTATTTCCTTTTTTCATGTTATTTGGTGGCATTTATTTTTCCTACTTTACAAAAAATGGGACAAGAGGATAGGGCTTTTTCCCGCCTTTTTGTCCTTGGTTATCTACATAATTATTCAGCCGCCGACCTTTTAGCTCAGGCGATCCATAATCTAAAACTTTTCTTGTTGAATACATAGAGGATAATAACACTTTGTGATATTTTGTGTCTTGCTGATAATTCATTAAGCAAGTTTCTCTAACCCAACATGCAATCGCACATGACATTACTAAATCATCGTTATACCCTCTCATAGCTTGAGCTTTCCCATGAGACCATACAAATGTTTTAAGTTCATTAAATAATCTAATAGAATTTATTTTTATAATTTTATTTCTAATAAGCTCTTCTAATTTTGCGATTATTATTGGTCGAGTTTTAACGCTGGTTGTAAATCCAAGCTGGGTATTTGCTGTGTATTGCGCAGAGTGAGAATCCACTTGTTCATGTGTCGATTTTTTACTATAAAAAAGATTTGGGTGACCAAGGTCTCTCAGCTTTTCTAATAAAGAGATACCAATGTTATTATTTTCCATGACTGTCAAACAAGAGCCGTATTCTCTACTCGCCTCGTTTACTATAACTGAAAACATATCAACTGGGACCTTTCCATAGTATTCAGCAACTTGCTCCATGGTTTCCACATTAAATACATGAAAAGCCGAATAATCCTGACCGTCTCCTCGTGCAACGTCTCCGACTAAAATATATTTTTTAGTTTGATCGTATTTTTCCCAAATCCACAAATTTCTATCAAAGCCTGACTTATATACTGGGTCTTTTAACTTTTCTTGGATTTCTGCTAAATCAACGCCGGATATTAAAGTCTCTCCCGACATGTTAAAGTTGCATTCAAGTTCTTGGGCAATGTCCCTCTGGCTCATGTTCCTAGTTTCTTTTTCATACCACGCTTGGTCTCTCTCTGGGTGTATATCCCATGGAAGTCTCATAGGGTGGAAATCATTAATGCCTTGCTCTGCTTCTGAATATAATTTATGGAACATGTTACCGACGCCGTTTGGTGTTGAGAAGATTACACAACTACCACCTGTCGATAACGTGGGGTACAAACCTGCCCAAAGATGATCGAGACCTTCAATAATTGAAGCCTCGTCAATAACAAGCAATGATAAGGCCTCTGAGCGGCCGGCGTCACCAGATGTTGAAATGGCCTTAACTTGAGAACTATTATCCAATTCAAATGAGTTTCTATTATCAATAATAATTTTAGAAATCATCATCCATTCTGGTAACGATTTCATGGCCAATTTAACTTTTTTTACTAAGTTTGATGCGGTGGCTAATTTTGTAGCCATGACAACCACATTCTTGTTTCTATGAAATAAAAGAAGCCAAGTTACATACCCGGCTACCGTCGTTGATAAACCAAGTTGGCGGGCTTTTAATACAATATTAAATCGATAGTCCTGAAGATTTTCAACAACATCTTCTTGAAAATCATACAACTTAAAAGGTAAAAGGCCTTTTGTTGCATGTGAAATTTTTACATAATTATTGATAAAATATTTGGGATCTTGCCCACACTTAAGAATCTCTGCTCGAACTTGTTTTTTGGTTAATCGATAACTCATTCATTAAATCATCTTTCCGTTTTTAAACATTTTTTGTTCTTCGGATTTTGGATGTTCCGTTTCGACACCTTGAATCTGATATGTTTTATTAGCAGTAACATACATTCTATAGTTAGAAATTTTTTCCAATAGTGCATCACATGGGCCAACTTCTTTTATGCGCAGTCGCCCTTTGCCGAGTTTTCCATATTCTTTAACTAAAAAGCTTGAGATGTTGGAGAACATTTGTTCTAATTCCTGCTCATAGGACTCTGGACCTTTGTGATAAATTTCTTTTAGACGCTCTTCAGCTTGATAGAGAACAACCAAGTGATCGCCTGAGCACCTAACTTTGAATCCATCCATTACACGTTTATCAGTTATTGGGTGGCCCTGCTCTCGCTTGAGACCAATCTTCACTGGATTTCCTTCTTCATCCAAAGCGCCATCATATCCCCTCTGTGAGATAATTGATGAAATTCCGGTTACTATATCTATAATTTTAGCCATTATTTGGTCTCCATCCTTTTTGCCATCGTTCTTCTCTCCCTTCTACATGCTGTACAAAACATCGAGAACAACAATCATACTTAGTTAAGTAAAACGAGTCCTCTTTGTTAAGAGAAAGCCTGTCACAAATTGGACAGGTGTTATTTTGCCTCTTATTAATTAGTCTTTTTGTTACTAAAAAACCACCGAACTCTTCTGTGTTCCCTGATTCGTTTTCTTTTATTGATATTTCTTTAAGCTGCTTAAGGTATTTTTTTTCCTTTTCCGGGTTCCAATTTGAGGCAGGGTTTTGTACAGCATCCTCACCATACTTTTTTCCTATCGCTTTTTCAATTTTGGCTATGTAATTTAAATCTTTTTTCATTTTGATGTTTTTACCGCCGCATAAAATATTCCCAGTGAGAGGCCAACACCAACGAGCAAACCGGCACCAGCCCATAAGCTATTATAACTTGGTTTTTGTGATTCTTTAAGGGCTTGATTCAATCTTTTTAATTCAGCATCTTTTAATGCCATCAACTCTTTATGTTTTGTTTTCTGTGAACTAAGTTGTGCGTTTAAAATACTAACATCTAGTCTACATGAAGCCTTTGCGCTTTTTTCTAAAAGTGATTTTTCTAGTTTGCAAATCTTAACTGCGCTTTCTCTTTTTGCTGCCATTGTAGCTTCGGCTTTTTTATCTAATAATATACCATCAAATGGGGCCTTCTGGCCCCTCTTTATTGCTGCTATTTTACCATTTGCATGACACAATGTCGGTAGTAAGATTAAAAGAATGATTATTGTTATAATCCTCATTCGTCTACGACCTCAACGATCTCCAAGCCAAATTCATCGGCTAAAACGTGTAAACGCAAGTCTTCAGGCATCTCAATAATTTCTTTGATGCGCTTTTTCTCTTCTCTCTTAATTTTTTTACCCTGCTCTTTGCGCTCGTCTCTTACTGCCTCTATAACAACTTTAAATTCTTCTTTAGCCTTTTTTATCTTTTTAACTTCTTCTTCATGGGCCTTGTTTACAACCTCAAGTTCTTTTTTACCTTGCTCTATTTTCTTTTCATAAAGTTCGGTAAAACCTGTTTTCTTAGCCTTGAACACAACCTTATAAAAAACGAAGCCGCCAATGAGTAGAACACCTGCCCACCAATTAGTCTTCAACCAAAGCCAAGACTTCATGAGCCAGTATTTAATAACTGTCCAAGTCATTATTTTCCTTTGAAGCGAGCTACCACGTCAACAAAACCTTGCGTTCCGACGTATGCTGTGGCGATTATTATCCACTGCTCTGAATCTACCTTCTCGGCAAGAAGTAGACCTGTTGTTGTTAACCATACCAAAAGTTTCTTTGATACAAATCTTTCTAAGTGCCTATCGGCAAATGCTTTTACTGCTGCCACCATTTTACCCTCTCTGGTTAGTTATTAACCGCAGCAGCAATCGCAGCCGCAGTTGTTTTCACATTTACAATTATCACACCCACACATGTTTTTATCCTCACTGGTTAACGTAAGCATAACCGTCGTCTGTCTTCATAATGTCGATGGTCATATCTACAGTGTCTTTTAAAGACTCTATGTGAGTAATTAGTAAAGTAACATCAAAATAGCTTTTTACAAGCTCCAAGATACGCATAAAGCCTTCCATATTCTCAGCGTCCAAAGCAGTTCCCGGCTCATCAAGGATAAACAAGTTGCTCTTCGGCATATTGCTTACATTTAGTAAAGCAATTCTGATGGCAACAGCAGCAAGTGTTTTTTCTGCTCCAGAGCCGTTCTCCATGGGGCGAGAATCGTGCTTAGGGTGTTTGATTTGAATATCTAATTTGTTCTCATTATTTTCGAAGAACACTTCAAAATCAACAACATTTGATAGAACCTTAGTGATTTCATTATTAATGACGGGCAGTGCTTTTTTAATAATATCAAATGCAATACCATTGGAGTGCATACAATTTAAGAAAAGATGATAAGCTGAATATTCAGCGCTTAACCTTTGTTTTTCTTTCTTTAGATTTTTTAAGTTCAACTTTGCAAT